AATTGGTGGAGAGTATGCAAAGGAAATAAAATTCTTTGGTAAATTAGATGGGTTTAGTACCACACAACTTTTAGATGATGAATAGAGTATTAGTTATAGGAGAAAGTTGTACTGATATTTTTGTGTATGGTACATCTGAACGTAAATCACCAGAAGGAAATGGTCCTGTTTTTGTTCCAATTAGTGAAACTTATGGATTGGGTATGGCAGCTAATGTGATGCACAATTTAAAAGCAATGGGAGTTGAAACAAATATATTTTCCGATACTGGTAGTATTGTAAAAACTCGTTATGTTAATAAAGATACTAATGAACTCTATTTAAGAGTAGATGAAAATGATGCGGTTAATAGAATTGATATATCTAAATTATCCGATATATCTCAATATGATGCAATTATAATTTCAGATTATTGCAAAGGATTTTTAATGGAGGAAGATATATCTAAAATAGCATCTCTACATCCATTAGTTATTTTAGATACCAAAAAAAAATTAGGGGATTGGTGTAAGGATTTAAAATTTATCAAAATAAATCGATTGGAATGGAAAACTAACAAAGATGTAATAAGAGATACTGAATGGTTATTTGATAAAATTATATGCACTCTTGATAAAATAGGAACGGCACATAAACATATAACATATCCAGTCATACCAATAGAAAATGGAGATGTGAGTGGTGCTGGCGATACCTTTACCGCTGGATTTGTTGCAAGATACTTAGATTCTGGAGATGTTGGTGCATCAATTGAATGGGGAAATTATTGTGCCGGAGAAGTAATACAAAAAAAAGGAGTTTCTGTGTTTGGAAAATAAAAAATAATATACTTATATATATAAAACAATAAAAACTTAAATATTATGGCAGGTTTAGATAACATACCGCAACAACAACAAATTACTATTGAAACTGCTAAAATTGAAGCAGAAGCATTGCAATCTATCACAGATATCAATCAAAAAATTCAAAATTTAATTATAGAATTTGGTCAAATCCACATTCGTAAGAAAGAAGTTAATGAAGAATTAATTAGAATGGATGATTTCTTAGAAAAAGGAGAAGATGAGTTTAAAATGTTAAATACTGAACTTAGAGAGGTTATTGATGCATTGGATGAGAAGTATCCACAAGGTAGAATTAATTTACAAGATGGTACAATTCAATATCAACCAGGTGCACCTACTAGAAAGCAACAAGCTGAACAATTAGCACAGCAACAACAATCATCTAATGGTGTTAAAGTTGTAAAACAGTAATCCTCAATATTTATATAGTAAGAAAACTATATGATGGGATTAGCAAAATTTTTGGTTGAAACAATATTGGGAGAAGCGGCCGAAATAGACAAAGTAGTTGTTGTCTATTCTGGTCGCTTTCAACCATTCCATAAGGGACATTACGCAACTTATGAAAACTTAATACGCAAATTCGGAAAAGATAGTGTATATATCGGAACTTCTAACGTTACCGATTCAAAAAAATCTCCATTTAATTTTAACGAAAAGAAAGCAATAATGATGAAGATGTTTGGAATTCCATCATCTAAAATTGTTAATGTTAAAAATCCATACGCTCCACAAGAAATACTTAACGATTTCGATTCAGATACAACTGGTTTTATAACTGTTGTAGGTGAAAAGGATTCATCACGTTTAAGCGGTAAATACTTCACTCCATATAAAGGTAAAGTGGAAGCTGGATATTTAGACAAGGGATATGTTTACGCATCTCCCTCACAACCTAATGCTATTAGTGGAACTGATGTTCGTTATTGGTTAAGTGCTGGTAATGAGGAAGAAAGAAAAAAGAATTTTACAAAAGCATATCCAAAATTTGATGACCAAATCTTCAAATTAATTACTCTTAAGTTAAAGAAAGTTAAAGAATGTATTAATGAGGAAATCAAATTAAACGTAAAAGTTGGTGATACTCTATTGATGGGTAAATTCAAAAACAAAAAAGTAGTTGTTAAAAACATAGGAACTGATGAATGGGGAATGCCAACCATCAATGGTAAGAAAGCAGTAACATTCAGAATTCCTAAAAAAGAAGAACTGAAAGAAGCTGCTACTAATGCTGGCATGCCTGCTGGTGATGAACCTGATACTTCTTTTGTAGCAGATGGACAAAAACGAATACTAAATAAAGCTAAGCCTGAAAATTGGTATAAGCAAGGTGGGTATATTCAAATGGATACGCCGAAAGCAGATGCTATGAGGGGTAGAGGAAAATCAAAAGATACTGAAACACAATTTAGAAAAGCTGTATATAAATTAAAAAATGTAGTACAAAGTACATTAAATCCAGCTGATGACCCGTTTAAGGTAGAGGATTGGCAAGATGCTTATAGAGAAAATCCCAATGAAAAGCCTAAAAGATTTTGGGAACTTCCTAAAAATCAAAAAGATACTATAATTTCAAAAGAAGATATCAATGAAATTATGGATGAAATGGAAGCTGAGATATTAGGTGAAATGGGATTAGGTGGTGGTGTTGGTGTTGGTTTAAGTTTACCTGGTGGATATATTAATGGAGCTCCCGACCCAAACGATGTTAAAAAATTAAAATCTAAATTGAATAGAGATGGTAGTGAAGAATATGAAAAAGTTGATGAAAAAATAAATTCTAAAACTCACAAACCTGAATCTGAAGCTGAACATAATTTTATACAGCATCATAAAACAGGTAACTACACACCTGATTTGGGATATCATGCTGAATTAGATACAATTGACTTTGATGATAAACGAAAAAAAGAACCAGGTCATCAAACTGATACAAAGGATACTGAAGATAGAGGATATGAACCGGTAGATGAAAAGGTAGAAGATGGTAAAGTAATTTGTGATAATTGTAATTGGCAATGGGAAATGAAAGATGGTGGTGATGCTATGTATTTGTGTCATAAATGTGGACATGATAATCATCCAAAATTAAAAGAAGCATTTACTAAAGGGCAATTATTTGCAGGTAAAATGAAAGTAGGTGGTAGGCCTGTAAATGTAGAAGTTGAATTGGTAGGTTCTGATAATAAAACAAACCAATTTTTAACTAAAATTATACATGTTGATAAAGGTTATGAAAGACAATTACCAATAGGTTCTACGTTACCAATACCTGCCAGAATATTTAGAACACCGGGTGGTGGTTGGAGAAAAATTAAAACTCCATCTGCATTTGAATCTACAAACGAAGCTACTTCATCTGAAATTTTAAAAGATTTGGATAAAGTAAAATCCGATTTACTAAAAAAAGCAGATTTACTAATTACAAAAAAGAAAAAACTTTATTCTAATGTTGATATAGAAACACCAATGAGTGCAGATGAAAAGAAGTTAGATAAAGAAATTGCAGATTTATTTTCAGAAATACAACAATTGATTCAACAAAAAAGAAGTTTGAAGAAAGAATCAGTAAACGAATCTCTATTATTAGAAGGTGGGGCTTACGGTCACATGAATCACCCATTTGATATCGAAATGAACCTAACATTTAGTGACCTTAAATCAATTGTAACCAAAGCACTTAATGGTGACTTAGAATTGACTAGAGAAAAGACTGATGGGCAGGCATTAGCAGTTAGTTGGGTAAATGGTAGGTTAGTAGCAGCTCGTAACAAATCACATCTAAAGAGCAAAGGAGCTGGTGCTATGACAATAGGACAGGTGGCAGATAAATTTGCTGGTAGAGGTGGATTAACCGATGCTTACAACTTCGCTATGCAAGATTTATCTAAAGCAATAGCAGCTCTATCCGAACCACAAAGATTAAAGATTTTTAAGGATGGTGCATGTTTTATGAATTTGGAAGTAATATATCCAACATCTGTAAACGTAATCCCTTACAATCAACCTCTATTAGTATTTCATGGTACATTTGAGTATGATGATGCTGGTACTATTGTAGGTGAGAACCAACAAGCGGCATCTATATTGGGTGGTATGATTAAGCAAGTAAACGCACATGTTCAATCTAAGTACACAATACAAGGACCACCAATGACTAAGTTACCTAAATCAGAACAACTAGCCAAATTACAAGGAAAGTATTTAGGAATGATTTCTAAACTACAATCAGAATTTGGATTATCTGATAATGATGGTGTGGGAGAATATCATCAGGCTTGGTGGAGTAAATTTGTAGAAAAGGGTGGAAAGAAATTAGATGCACAAGAAAAAATAGGATTAGTAAAGAGATGGGCATTCAATGATAAATCATTCAGAATAGCAACAATACAAGACCCTAAGCTAAGAGCATGGGCTGAACAAATAGATAAACAAGACCAACAAAAGATATCAAAACAAAATCTAATGAGATTTGAGGAGATATTCTTAGGAGTTGGTGCAGATGTATTATCATTTATGGAATCGGTACTTACTGCAAACCCCGATTCTGCTAAAAAACAAATGGTAGCTCGTTTACAATCAACAATAGCTCAAGTAAAAGCAAGTGGTGACCCTAAGAAGATTGCAAAATTAAAATTAGAGTTAGAACGGCTTAATTCATTGGGTGGATTTGAAAAGATTGTACCAAACGAAGGTATTGTATTTGTATATGGGGGTAACACTTACAAATTAACAGGTGCATTCGCACCCCTAAATCAAATTTTAGGTATTTTCTTCGATAGTTAATCGTTTTCTTAATTTTGATATACTTATATATACAAATATATTGTATATACTATGGCAAAGGAATTTAATAAAAAGTTTATGCATCCAACTCGTAGAAAGTTGGTTGATATGGTATTGACTGGTGGTGATTATCAAAAAGAAGCGTTTGTATCATTTGCTGGAGCTGATAAAGAGATAATAAAACGTAAGGTTGGTGAAAAATGGACAGATGAAACTGGTAGGTCTTGGGAACAAACCGAAGGAGGTAAAATAGAATTTTCGGAGTTGGGTGATATTATGGCTGAAACAAGAGCTTATTTAGATAAGTTAAATACTTGTAAATCTGATAATTGTAAAACAATAAAAGTAGGTAGAATTGATAAAAAATTAATATCTAAAACTGGATATTGCTTAAACTGTCTTACATTAAGAGAAGCTCAAATTAAAGTAGATGGATTATGGGAAGCTTATGAAAATTATAAGATATATAATAATATGATTTCTTATGGTAAAGATGTAGTTTCTCAATTTCAACAAGCATACAATGATGCTAAGCAAGAATATGAAGTTGTAAACGAAGATGGAACGATTGAAAAATGGAGTATGGAAAGGGATGTAACCGAATTAAAAGCAGAAATCTTAACCGATATAACTCGTTTTGAAGAAGAAATCGAACAGGCTAAAAAATTAAGAAATGAAGCTTGGGATAAATTAAAAGATAAAGGTTACGATTTAGTAAAACCTCCTGTTGATTAATATGAGTACTGGAATTACACAAAAAAAATCTTTAAAGGAAATAATTGCAGATGAATACAAAAAGTGTGCGGTAGACCCAATTCACTTTATGAAAAAATATTGTATGATTCAGCATCCGGTGAGAGGTAAAATACCTTTTCATCTTTTTCCATTTCAGGAAAAAACTTTAACTGAATTTGCTGGCAATCGTTTTAATATAGTATTAAAATCACGTCAAACTGGTATATCAACCCTATCCGCTGGATATGCACTTTGGAGAATGTTATTCAATTCGGACTTTAACGTATTGGTTATTGCAACTAAGCAAGATGTAGCAAAGAACTTAGTAACTAAGGTAAGAGTAATGCATGAATTACTTCCTAGTTGGCTTAAGGGAGGTTCTTTGGAAGATAACAAACTATCACTTAAATTACAAAACGGCTCTCAAATTAAGGCTATTGCATCATCTCCTGATGCTGGACGTTCTGAAGCATTATCACTTCTAATATTTGATGAGGCGGCCTTCATTGGTGATATTGATGAAATTTGGACATCTGCACAATCAACACTTTCAACGGGTGGTAGCTGTATAGCCCTTTCTACTCCAAATGGAGTGGGTAACTGGTTTCACAAAACTTGGTTATCGGCTGAAGAAAGTACCAATCCATTTAATACAATCAGATTACATTGGACTGTACACCCAGAAAGAGGTGAGGACTGGAGAGCTGAACAAGAGAAATTATTAGGAGCAAAGAAAGCAGCACAAGAATGTGATTGTGACTTCGTATCTTCTGGTGATACTGTAATAGACCCAGAATTATTAATGTTCTATAAAGAATCATATTGTCAAGACCCATTAGAAAAGACTGGATTTGATGGTAATCTTTGGAGATGGGAATATCCAAACGCAGGTAGTTCTTATATGGTCATTGCCGATGTGGCTAGAGGAGATGGTTCGGATTATTCCGCAGCTCACGTTATGGATATAACAACTTGTACACAGGTAGCAGAGTATAAAGGAAAGGTTGACACTAAAGATTTTGGAAACTTCTTAGTTGAATTATCCACACAATATAATGATGCATTACTTATTATAGAGAACGCAAACATTGGTTGGGCAACGATTCAGCAAGTAATTGATAGACAATACAAAAACTTATTCTATATGAGTAAGGATTTGAAATATGTAGATGTTGAAAATCAAATGAGAAATAAATATCGTGCTGATGAAAGGCAAATGGTAGCTGGATTTTCAACTACATCTAAGACTAGACCATTAATTGTATCTAAATTAGATGAATACTTTAGAGAAAAAGCAGTTACAGTTCGTTCCAATCGTTTGATAGATGAATTGTTTACATTTATATTTATGAATGGTAGAGCTGAAGCTATGAAGGGTTATAATGATGACTTGGTGATGGCATTTTGTATTGGATTGTGGGTTAGAGATACTGCACTTCGTTTGAGACAAGAAGGTATCGACCTCACAAAAAGAGCAATAGGAGGTATTTCATCAAACATGCAGCATGATGGGGTATATGGTGGTAGTAGTATGGAAGATAATCCTTGGAAAATGAAAATAGGTGATGAATTTGAAGATTTATCACAGTGGTTATAAAATAGTAGTGTTTTGATAAAAAACAATATTTATGGTATATGCCAAAATAAAAAAAGGAACTTAAATGATTAAATTACAAAATATCCTAAAAGAAGATGAGTATGTAGACCAAGCCTACTCAATGGGTGATACTCCAACTGATAATCCAATTGACGATTATGATGAATTGGATGTTGAGCAAGAAGATATGGATGATTTCATAAACTTCTTAAAAAGTTATTCAACTCAATTAGAAGAAGCAAATTGTAATTGTGTTTATGAAGCAGAGTATCAGGGTAGAGAAGTGAAATTGGGTAAACCATCACAAGGAGATGTTAAAAAGTTTAAGGTGTACGTTAAAAACCCAAAAACAGGAAAAGTAATTAAAGTAAACTTTGGTGAAAAGGGAGCAAAAATAAAAAAATCAAATCCTGAAAGAAGAAAATCATTCAGAGCAAGACACAATTGTGAAAATCCTGGTCCAAGAACAAAAGCAAGATATTGGTCTTGTAGAAAATGGTAAAATAAATTATGGCAGAAGAACAACAATTAGATGACAGAAGTTTCTTTGGTAGACTTAAAAAACTATTCTCAACCAATGCAATTGTAACGGTTGATAAAGATGGTAAACGAAAAGTTGTAGATACCGAAGACCGTCAGTATAATACTAACTTTGTAAATCTTAGAGATAGATATACTAAATTACAAAGGTCTTATTATGAAACTCAGCAGGGTGCTCAATCAATGGCATATCATCAAGTTCGTAGAGAACTTTTTAGAGATTATGATGCTATGGATAGTGACCCAATTATATCATCGGCATTAGATATATATGCGGATGAAAGTACAACTAAGAACGAATATGGTGATGTACTTCAAATTAAATCCACAAATGAGAACGTAAGAGAATTGCTTCATAATTTATTCTATGATATAATGAACATAGAATTTAATTTATGGCCTTGGGTTAGAAATTTAGTAAAATATGGAGATGCTTTCTTAGCATTGGAAATTGCAGAAGATAAGGGTGTTATAAATGTAATGCCACACTCAATTTACAATGTTGAGAGATTAGAAGGTACTGACCCTAACAATGCAAATTATGTTAAGTATAAGGTGGAAATGGACCGTTTTGGTAAAAAAGAATATGAGCAATATGAAATGGCCCACTTCCGTATGTTATCAGATACTAACTTTTTACCTTATGGTAAATCGATGGTAGAAGGTGCAAGAAGAATTTGGAAGCAATTATCCCTTATGGAAGATGCGATGTTAATCCATCGTATTATGAGAGCACCTGAAAAACGAATATTCAAAATTGATATTGGTAACATTCCACCGGTAGAAGTTGATAACTATATGCAAAAGATTATTAACAAAATGAAGAAAACTCCATTTGTTAATAAAGAAACCGGCGATTATAACTTAAAATATAATATTCAAAACCTTACTGAAGACTTCTTCTTACCTGTACGTGGTAGTGATAGTGGCACTAATATTGAAAACCTACAAGGTTTAGAGTATGCAGCTATTGAGGATATCGAATATCTAAGAGGTAAATTATTTGCAGCATTGAGAGTACCAAAGGCCTACTTATCGTATGATGAGAACGTAAATGGTAAAGCAACTCTAGCAGCAGAAGATGTTCGTTTCGCAAGAACTATCGAAAGAATTCAAAGAACAGTTGTTAGTGAATTAACTAAAATAGCAATTGTACACTTAGCATCGCAAGGTATTGAAGATTCAGAAATGACAAACTTTGAATTAACTCTTACTAACGCTTCTACAATCTATGAGCAAGAAAAGGTGAATTTGTGGAGTGAGAAGGTTAGATTAGCATCTGATGCAAAAGCACTTAATATGTTATCATCTGATTGGTCATACCATAATATATTTGGATTATCGCAGGATGAAGTTGATATTGAAAGAGCAAAAGTAATATTAGACCTTAAAGATAGATTCAGACATACTTCTATTGAACAACAAGGACAAGACCCGGCAAATCCACCACAACAACAAAATGTGGAGGAGGAAATCGGTAAACTTAAAACCGAAATTGAATTAAATAGAGGAGTTGGAAGACCAAAAGAAGGAAATACTTATGGTAAAGATAAGCATCCGTATGGTAGAGACCCATTGGGAGATGCTGAAAACCATAAAGAGAGAAAAAGAGATGATAGACACTTAAATGCAAATGCAAAAAAGCTTGCAAGAGAATATATAAACGGAATTTCATCAAAAAAGAAGGTTTTAAACGAAAAATCTGATATGTTGGATGAAAAAAACCTATTAGATGACACTAAAATTTAATAAAGAAAAATTTGTTTATATTTATATGTGTTAGTTTATAGGGTAGATTAAATATAGGGTAATTAAATGAAAAAAATTAAACATTCCAAGTTTAAGAACACTGGAGTGTTATTTGAGCTTTTAGTAAGGCAAATAACATTGGAAGTTCTTAATGGCGATAAGAAAGAAACCGCTAAAACAATCGTAAGAGAGTTCTTCGCTCCCAATACAGAGTTAAATAAAGAGTTACGTCTTTATGATATACTATTAAAGGAGAAGTATAGTTCCGAAACAAAAGCGGATAGATTGGTAGAGACTGTGTGTGATGCACATGCTAAATTAAACCAATCTGCATTATCAAAAGAGAAATTTAATCTTATAAAAGAAGTTTCGGCTAAGTTTGATATAGAGCAATTCTTATCATCGCCTATAACTAATTATAAAGTTTTAGCTTCTATATATAAAGTATTTGAATCTAAAAGAGAATCAAATTATGATATTAAAGATATTTTTAATTCTAAAATTACTTTAATTGAGAATATTACATCTAAGCCCTCACAAAAACTTCAACCAACTGAAGATAAAAAGTTGATTGAAACCTATAAACAACAAGACAAAGACCTTAGATTACTAACCTACAAAATCTTAGTAGAAACTTTTAATAAAAAATATACAAACTTAGATGATTCTCAAAAGAATTTATTAAAAGAGTATATTAATAATATTACCAATACTACAAAATTCAAAGATTATGTTTCGGTTGAACTTCCAAAAATTGTAGCTGAACTAAGAACAATCAAATCAAAAGTGGAAGATAAAGTTACTACTATTAAATTATCCGAAACTATTTCAGTTTTGGAAAAAATGAAAATGGGTAAATCAGTATCAGACTCTCAAGTTTCATCAATTATGCTTTCGTATGAGCTAATTAAAGAACTTAAATCTAAACTAAAATAATGGAAGCTAGATTAAAAGAAGCTATTAGAAAATACGTTAGAGAACGTAATATAAAAAGAACTTTGGATGAAATGACAGGTACTGGCGCAGTTGCTGGTTATAATACACCAGCTGCATTTTCAAAACCTGGTCAAACTAAAAAGAAAAATGATAGATTGGCTAAGGTAACTGGTGGTACTGTTGTTGATACGATTGATGAAGGCGAAAAGGATTGGGCATTGGGTGATGTTCCTGCTAGTAGAGATGAAGCACTACCAATGAAACCAACGGCAGCTAAAAAAGAACCAGGTGGCGAAATTGCAGATATTAGTGGTATGATTATGGCCGAAAATAGATGGTTAGAACTTAAAAGAGAAGAATCTTCACCAAAAGCAAAAGTTGGTAGAGGAGTTTCTAATATACAAAAACAACTTTCTGAAATGGAGAAGTTTGTTAATTGGTATTCTAAAATTAAGACAGAAAATGGACTTAAGAAAGAAGATTACTGGAAAAGAACAAATGTATCCCTATATAAAATCAGAGAAAGGTTAATGGGAATAACTGAAAAATTAAGAACTTTATAATGCCAGCAGTATCAAAAGCACAACAAAGATTTATGGGAATGGTTCATGCAGCTCAAAAGGGTGATATGAAAAATCCATCACCTGAAATAGAAAAAGCAGCAGATTCAATATCCGATAAAGATGCTAAAGATTTTGCATCAACATCACATAAAGGTTTACCAAATAAAAAAGAAAATATGATAACTAGAAATAGATTAAAGGAAATCGTTAAAGAAGTAATGGTAGAGGAAGCAGAGTACCAAACATTCTTCAAAAAGGCTTTAGAGAAAGCTGGAAAAGGTATCAATGATATGAGTGATGATGAAAAGAAAGCATTCTTTAACAAAGTTGATACTGCTTGGAATGGTAAGGGTGAAAAAAACGAAGAACTAACTGGTGGACAACATAAATTAGATGTTGATAAAGATGGTGATATTGAAGGAGATGATTTAGCAGATTTAAGAGCTAAAAAAACCGAAGATGTATCAGCAGAATTACCAAAAGCTTCAATACCATCATCAGTTAAACAAAAATTAGGAATGGCTATTGATAAAATTAAAGATGCTAAACTTAGTAATATTCAAAAATTACAATTAGTAGCACAGGTGGTTGATGCATTAGGTGTGGATAAAACACAATTAGGTACAATAGCTACTAGAATCCGTAATAAAATGGAATCTAAAAAATAAGAATATAAATGAAATCACTCTTAATAGAAACAAACCTATTCGAAGGTAAGGTAAAAGAAGATGAAGGCGGAAGAACACTTGTAAAGGGGGTTCTACAAAGAGCATCTGCTGAAAACCAAAATGGTAGAGTATATCCTAGAGAAATCTTAATGAGAGAAGCTAAGAAATACGAAGTACTAATTAAAGAACGTAGAGCATTAGGTGAATTAGACCACC